TAAAGATCTAACAGCTTCACGAAGTCCTGATTCATTCATAGATAAAGGAGATGAATCTATTGAGAAAAAATATCCTTGTAAATCAGTATTGCCTTCTAATTCTTGAGTAAGATAGAATTCAGTACTATCGGCATCAGCTTGATCTTGTACTTGAAAGGAGAAAGTTCTAAATTCATCATTAATATCAAAAGGATAGAAATCAGAATCATTTTCAAAATGTTCTTTTGCTCTTTCAAATTCATTTTTATCTTTAAAAGTTAGAGATAAAGCATCTACTTCTTCATTGATTGATTCTTTTAATGATTTCTTTGTAAATTTAGTTTGTCCAACAAGACTATTTTTTACAACATCACTTTCTGAATTTACTTCATCACGTCCACCTAATACAGAAGCATTTTTAGATTTAGGTTCAGTATTTTTACCTAGTCCTGGAATTTCGTCTGTGTATCCTATTCCTTTAGTTCCAAAAGCACCATTTTTAACATAATGTAAAGCATCTTTAGCTAAATTTTTAGCTACTATATCTTTAATCTCATCTACAGTTTTACCTTGGTTTTTTGGATCTTTAATTTCAGTATAATATCCTTCTAGAAAAGCATAACTATAGATGTTATCAATTTTTTTAGTATCAGTATAATCATAACCTCTGATTTTCATGTCTGATACTTCTTTTGTTGTTTCTTTTTCTATAGCTTTAGCAACTTCAGTAATATTTTCATTAAATATTTTAATCCAATCTTGATTAGCTCCTTTAGTTACTACAACACCCATAGATTCACTAAGAACGCTTTTCTTTTTCAAAGTGCTAATAGTGTTATCAAATGTACTGTATTGATTTACATATTGAGGAAATAAAGTACGAGCTTGTTTTAAAAAGTGCTCTTTACTAATTTTTCCTTCTTTAACTAAAAAATATTGATTTTGTAATGATTTCATTGTCTTATTATTTTAATAATATAAGAATACAGGAGCGCTACCAACAGCTAAACTACAAGAAGTTATAACTAATTCAAGTTTGGTACCTGAAGATAGACTAAATGTTCCGGTATCTGATGATTCTAATGGAAAACCTGAAGGGTTAATACCATTAATATATTTTAACCCAGTTACTTGAACAGATGATGTTAGTGTTAATAGTGAACCAGTTTGAAGAGCTAACATTCCCCCAAATGATCCAGTTGTGGATGACCCACCTCTTAATAATATTCCACCTGTATTTATAGGTACATTTACTGCCATTTTCTTATTTTTTAAACATTGTTATTAAATCATCAATATAATCATTAGCTAAATCTGTACCATATACAATTCCATAACTTGGTTTTTGTTGGTATGTTGTTATAGTATCTTGTTTAGCTCTTTGCATTAAAGGTATTAAAACATTTAATTTTTTTTCTAAAGTATTAAACCCATTAATTCTACCCTTAATAAATTCTTTTAATTTAGGATCTTGGGTTTGAACACTATCTAAGTAGTTATCTACATTAAAATCAGACTCATTTAATATCTCAGTCCATAAATTTTTAATTTCAATACCTTTAGCTTGTTTATTTAATGCTTTTCGGTTAACTGGTTTGTAACCAAGTTTATAATAATATATATTTTTAGTACCTTTAGCGTTAGTATTTTTATTAAAAGCATAAGGAGTAGCATAATTCTCACCAGATCCTGGAGAAAAACTAGCTCCAGTACCAGTCATTGATGCTTCTTTGACTTTATTATTTATTTTATATTGATACTTAGCCATGTACTTTAGTTAATTCTTCCAAAAGTCCATAATATTGTAACAAATTAACTAAATCATCATTTTTTATTTTATGATTTTTATCCATTAAAGGTAAAATACTAATGACTTCATTAATTTTAATTTGTACTGCTTTATCTGTAACTTTTTTATTAACAACTAATAAACTTTTTTTAATCTCATTTACTTTAGTATTATAAAAATCTTTTAATTTAGGTTCACTATCAACACTATTAATAAATTCTTTTAATACTATTTTTTGGTTATCGTTTAAATTAACATATTTACTGTTAAATTTTTCTAACATCATTTTATAAGCTAAATTTCTTATATCATGATCATAAGTTTCAAACTCATTCAATACATTATCTTTAACAATTTGTTCATCTACTTTAGATGATGTTAAAAATTCCAATAATATTAATTTATTATCAATTATACTATCTGGGTTTTTGAATAGTTCATTATTATATATTTCTATTAAAGAATATAAAGCTGCTTGAGCTCTATAATTAGGAAGTTTAATTTTAAAAAATTCTTCCAAATCATAATTTTCTTTAATTTCTTTAATTAAATTATACTTTTGTCTTTTTAAAGTAGATTTATTTAAATTCTTAGAACTTTCTACAATAGTGCTAATGATAATTTCAGCTTTAGACTCACTTAATTTTGTTTTTTTAAACAAAGTTTCATACAACTTATATTCTTTACCTAACTCAGTTTTGACAAAATATTTTTTTAATATATTAGCCGCTTTGGGAGTTTTTCCAGATAAAGTATCAGCAGTAATTTGTCTTACTAATAATTCAAACAAAATGCCTGTATTCTTATATTTTGAGTGTTTAACTGTCATCAATTTGCAGTTTTGTTATAAATATATATAAATTCTTATTCTTTAATTTTAGATTCATCTAACAATGATTCTTTTTTCTCTTCTTTCTTAAAGAGGATTTGTTTTTTAGCCTCTTCAAGTAAAGTTTTGTTTTTTAAGAATTCAGTTTTAGTTGCTTCCATAGCTAATGGTGATCCACCTTTAAATGATGATTTTAAACCTGGTTGGTCATCACGTTTCATATCAGCAACACCTAATCTATCTCTACCTAAAGGATCATTTTGTGTATTAATATTACTAGCTTTTTCTTGAGGTCTACCTAATTTAACATCTTCACCATATCCATCAGGTACATTTTCTGGGTTAGAAGCATATCTTCCTTTACCATATAGATAAGCCAAATCATGTGGTGTACCATATGAACGACCTGATTCTGCTGGATCATTACCTTCATTTTCAATTTGTTTGATTCTGAATGCTCGTTTTTGGTCTTGGATAACTAAATCTCTATACTCATCATATTGATCTTCACTTAAGTGGAATATATTATCATAGATCCAATCAGATGGTAGTATCTTTTTATCTAAGATATTTCCAGCTAAATCTACTTTTTCCTTTAATAATGCAATCCTTTCTTGATCGTATATAATTGAAGGAGTTGTCATTCCTAATTCAAAATTAGTCAAATTATCTCCATCATAACCTTGAACATATAAGTGAATCAAAGCTATTTTGTATAATTCAGATAATATGATTCTTTGAATTCTATCAATAGTACGAGCGAATCTAATATCCTCAGCAGCTAATGTAGCTTTACCTTGCAGATTTTCATCATAACCCATAAAGGCTTTAGGTACTTTTAGGGCGGCAAATAATTTATCTCTTAAATAATTAACGTCTTGAATACCATCATAATTTAATCCTGCTGCTGTATCAATTTTAGTTGAAGCATCATTACCACGAACCGGAATGTAATAATCTTCTAACATGTTTTGCATGTTATATTTTAAGTTATATTCACCCGTTTGTTGATCTACTAATGGAGTACGTTTCATTGTAGAAATTGTTTTCTGCATGAAATTCTCTACCTCATTAGGTGGAATTGATCCAACATTAACATAGAAAATACGACGGTCTGGAGCTCTTACAATACGATGAATTAACATCGCATCCTCCATTAATGTATATTGTTTAAATAATTTACGAGCTGGTTCAATATATGAACGTCCGTATGGTAAAAAGTTCACATCAGTTAATAAACGGAAGTGAGCCATTTCATAATTATCAAAATATATACCTGTATCTTTACCGTATGATTTATTAACACCATAATAACCATCACCTCCAACTAAACCATCTGGTGAATATCTAAATCTAACAGATGTTGGGTGATCTTTATCATAAGCTTCTTGTCTTTCAATATGATAAGCAGTAAATGGAATAACATTATAAACTCCAAACTTTTCAGCAATTTCTAGCTTCAAGAAGAAGTCACCATACTTACACATTTGACGAATCCATGACCATAAATTGAATTCAATATTCAACACATCATAGAATAAGTTATATAAAATTTTCTGAATATCTTCATCACTACTTCTAATTTGAAGTACTTCACCCATGTCATTCTTTAAAGTACATTCATCAGCTATAATATCTAAAGCAGAAGCTATAATAGCATCTGTATCCATAGAGTCATAATCTGAGTATATAGTTGGACGTAAGTATCTATAATTAGCATTAAATTGTTGTCCTAAAAGTGATGTAGTGTTTGCCGAATATATCCTATTATATCTATCAATTAGAGCGTTTGTTTCAAACTCACCACCAGTTTGAATTTGATTACTATCAATTACTGTTAAATTATTTCCTCCAGCGTTTCTTATAATAACATCAGTTGAAAATAATCTTTGTAGTCTAGTAAATAAGCCTGTATTTGCCATTTTTTTATATCTTTATATACGAATAAATATTAATTTTATAATAACCAATTTATACTTTCAAAATTTCCCCTACCATCATTAATTTGGAATGGATTTTGAACTCCATTGGGTGTGTATCCTCCTCTAGCTGTTGACATATTATTTAATGTCGCTCTAGTTAAGTCTAAACTTTGTTGTTGAAATTTTAATGATGTGTCTCTTAAGTACATTCCTATACCAAAACTCATAACTAAGTCATCATTATATCCACTTTGAGCTTCTGGTCTACCATTTTTCCATACAAACACTTTCATCTCCTCTAATAAACGTTTAGATTGTATAGTAACACTTCTGTCACCAATGTACTCTCTAAATTTATTAATAACTAAAGGACGTGTTCTCATAGACATAGTAAAACCTGGTGTCATTCCTGTTTGTGTTTCATATCGTTGAAGATACGACTCAGCTGTTGGGGTATCACTCTTAGGTGAGTAATAGAAATTTCTATATCCTCTTTCCATAATAGCATCAATTGTTGCCCAACCTATATTAGCGTTTTCAACAGCTAATAAAGCATTATTATATTCAGTACCTAAACCACATAGAAAATAACCAAAATCTTTTGGTGGAAGTTGTCCTCTATATTCAGCTACTTGTGTATTTGTAGCAATATCAATAACATGACATGCTGAAAAATCTTTCCCATCTCCTCTTGCTACGTCAGCTACAACCATATATTCTCTACTATAATCAGCTGGATTCCATATCCATAAATTTTGATCAACTCCTCTTCTTTCTAAAGGATCTTTAATAGTAGTTGTTGAAATAAAATCTAACCATTCATTATAGAAAACAACATCACCTGATGTACTAAAATCACAGTCACATTCTTGAGCTGCTATTCTAGGATCACCTAATAATTCATCTTGTCTTTTTCTCCAATTTTCATCTCGTTCTGGGTGTACAAACCAAGGTAATTTAATTGGTAGAAAATCATTATCCGCTGATTCAGCTGATATCCATGTTTTATGAAACCAGTTACCAGTACCATATGGTGTTGATAATACTATAGCTCCACCACCAGTTGCTAAGGTTTGTTGTGCAGAAGCCCAAATCTCTCCAATACCTTCAATAAATGCTGCCTCATCGACTATCAACATTGATACTGCTTCTGATCGACCTGCATCACTACTTGCTGATGTTGCTTTAATTTGAGATCCGTTATTTAACCTTAATGATAATTTATTGTTTTCTTCAGCTCCTATTTTTAACCATGATGGTAAATTGTCAAACATAAACTTGACTTTAGTTACCATGTTTCGGGCAGTTTCCTGTTTAGTAGCAATACAAAGTACGTTTTTATCTTTATGGAATAACATTAACCATAAAGAATAACCAGCAGCTAATGTTGATATACCTAACTGTCTTGATTTTAAAACTATAGAATATGGATTATCTCTCCATAATCTTAATACTTTTTCTTGAAATGGATATAAATTGAATATAACTCTACCACGTTGTGGGTGTTGAATATTACAATATTTTTTCATGAAGTGTGCTGGATCTTGAGCACATTTCAAATATTCCTCTCTTATTATTTGTCTTAAATCTTGACTCATAAGAATATTGATAATATTAATAAAGCAACACTAACAGCAGCTGAAATATTACGTTGATTCTTATAATCTTTAATTTGACCATTTAAATTGTCTAATTGTAGAACACGACTAGAATCAATTTTGTTTAAGAATAATATTTCTTTGTTATATGAAGCTTCTTTTTCTTTAAATTTTGTGATTGTACTATCTTTTAAAAACACAACAGTTTTATAATCAAGAATAATACTATCTTTAATTAAAGATTCTTTTTTACATAAATCATATCGTTCTAAATCTTTAACAATTTTAACAACTGTAGATTTAGGCATAACAACTATAGAATCACTTGTATCTTTCTGAGAGAATACTTGAAAGCTCATCAGAAGAAAGCTTATCAATATTGTTAATTTTAGTTTCATATTCGTGTTTTAAATTGTTTAACCTATTTTCCTTAGTATGGATTTGACCTAACACTCTAACAACTGAGTCTTGTAAACTAATGATTTCTTCATCATATTTTTGTCTTTCAACTTGTAAAGTGTCAATTTCAGATCTTAAACTGTCAATTGTTGTTTGTAGTGCTTTTTGTTTATCATCTACCTTTGTTTCAGTTTTAATAACACCAACTGTCACTAAAATTAAAATAACAAAAATAACATATAATAAAAAATTATTTATAATATTAGACCATTTCATCTTCAAATCTTTGTTTTAGTGCTTCTAATTCTTTTTTAATTTTTGTTTTATCCTTCATCTGTTGAAGTAAACTTTCTTTTTCACCACCCTCAGCTTCTTTCCACTGTTTAAGAAGACGTTTCATTTCTTTTTCAGTTTGAGCTAAATCAATGATAACTTTGTTTAATTTATCTCCTTGATTTTTTAATTTTTCTGCACCAGAGATTGCTTCAATATCTTCATCATCGTTTTCATTTAGGATATTTACAATTTCATTTTTAATGTACTGCTTTAATTCAGTTAAATTCATATTGAGTTTTATGTATAAATATTAAAGATTTAGTGCTTCTTTAATTTGTTGGATACGTTCCTCAGTTGTACCCTTAATCTCAATTAATTTATTAGGTTTATATTGTTGTAATAACTCTACTATAGCATAGTTAATATCGTTTCTATATTGCGAGTCAGTTTCCCTAACACCATTGTCCTCGATTTCTATGTTTTCTGGGTTAATATAAAATACTATATCGTAATATGACATTAAAGATGACGCGGCCTCAATCAATGATTGTTTATAATACCAACTAATTGATTTAGCTGATAAAGTAAACGCACATACATCCCAAATTGTTCTATCTGTGATTAGATTATCATACATTAACTCACTAGCTCTCTCAGCCATAAACACAAATTGACCTCTAACAGTTGAATCTGTATTTAATGGAATACCTAAATCTCGTAAATATTTTGATCGTTCAGTAGCAAAATGATAATCTTGAAACTCAGGTAATTCTTGTAATGCTTTAACAAGTGTAGTTTTGCCCGTACTTTGTGTACCTGTAATTCCTATACGCATATTTTATTTTTTAATATTGTTGTTATTTGATTAAATTCTTTATATGATATTTCAATATAATTAAAATTATTTATAAATCCAAATTCTTTTTTAATTTTATCTCGTTCTTGCCTTCCTTTCAACCCACCAGCTGCTTTAAAATAATTTTTAAATTCTTTATAATGTTGTTCACCATGATATTCTATTATTAGATTTAAATGAGGAATATAAAAATCAAAGGGTAATTTTTTATTTGTGTTAGGATTAATACAACCATCAAATTTATATTCTCTGATATATTTTATATTATTTTTTATTAAGAATTTTTCAATTTCATCCTCGCCTTTTGATATTTTACAAAAAGGACATCCTTGTTTCATTGATGGACTTGAATGAGCATATGGAGTTTGAAGAAATTCGCCATGTATTGGACATATTATTATAACTTTATCTTTTCCAGTTTTATAATTCACCAAAGAATAATCATATTTTATACCATGTATTTCTTTAGCTTTTTTTATAAAATTTTCTGTGGTTGATCTTCTTGCTTTTCCAACATTATCTCCCATACATTTAATACAACCCTGCCCAAATAAATGATTATTAGGTTGTTGATCAAATTCCCCATGTTTAAGACATATTATTTTTACTTTAGTAACAGCATTTATATATTTAACTAATGAATAATCATAATAACTATTATGTTTCTGATTAGCTTTATTTATAAATTGTTCTTGAGTTAATTTAGTTGGCATATTTGTGTTGTTTTATTCATCATAAATATGCTAACATATTGATAAAACAACCCAATTCTCATAGACGTGATCCTTTAAATGATGATTGCTTATAAAATGGTAAACCAGTTTGATCTTTGATTCTGTCTTTCCATTCTTCCTCAGTATACTGAATACCGTACAGATAATATTCCTTTAATTTTTTATCACCTTCAGGAATTAAAGCTGGTCCATCCCAATTATGTAATTTACCATCATACACATAAGCGATAGTACCATCAGCTTTTACTAATTTTTTGCTTTCAATTTTGTTTTTAGACATAACTTTGTTTTTTAATAATATAACAAAAAAGGCTTGGATTACCAAGCCTGTTGTTTAATCATTAATTGCTTCTATATAACTTAATAAATCATTAAATACAATTTTATTTTTGTGAGTTCTAGCTAAATCCTCTAATAAAACTATACCATCTATTTTATCATGTTTATGTTCTGTGATAAGTTTTTTTACTGGTTTTAATGTATTTTCTGCTAATAAATTATATTCTGAATCGTCACTGTAATCTGATAAGTCATTTAGATACAACTCAATATACTCATTTAATTTTTCTTGAGATAGTTTCATATATTAGATTTTTAATTTTTTTAACAAATTCTTTTATTGATTTAATTTGACCATTTAACCACTGTAAACGTTCACCCATTTTTTTACCTTCCATAGGTTTTTCAATATTACCCTCAGGAATATGTTTTGTTAATGGTTTCATGTATTCTGAACCAGTTAAAAATACAAATTTGTCTTTTTCTGGATCAACACCTGATTGTCTCATTTGACCTAAGACTGTCTCACCCCATTTTTCTTTTTCATCTTTTTTCATGTCTTTTAAAGTCATGTCATATGGAGCTAATTTTTTCTCCATAGGAACTAAATGATGTTTAGCAGACAAGATAAACATTTTATCTGGTTTTAGAGATTGACCATACTCTAATGTTTTTTGGAACATTGGAGATGCTGAGTAAAGTTCTTTTGCTGCACATGGATGGTCTAATTTAGACTTAGTACAACTTAATAATACTATTGTTGACATACATTGATAAATATTAAAAAGAAATTAAATCACCTGGATCCTGGTAATCCTCAATCTCATCATTCATAATTAATTGTTTCCTAATAAATATTCAGCAACATAAATTCCATGTGCTCCTGATACTGTAATTCCACGAGCTGATAAAGCATCTCCAACAAAATGTACATTTGGATAATTTGTTAATGCTAAATTAGTATAATCAACTAATGGTTCAGGACTTAGATATTTGACCTCGGGTATATAGATTCCATAGTCATCACCAAATTCAAATACTTTATTCATTTGATCGATGAAGTTAAGAATATAATCTGCATATTTACCCATAGCATTTTTAAAAATGTCTAACGAATCTACTTTAAGCGCAGTAACCCATTCATTTTCAGATGTTTTACTTACCATCTTATTTTTATCAGGAGAATAAAATATACCTGTTGGTCCTTTTGATGATTGTCCTCCCTGGCATTTTTGTACTACATCTCTTGACCATTCAAATGGGTTTTCAATACCTTTGATTTCCATTAAAATACCAAAATTAGTCATGTTGTTTCTAAACTCTTCACCTTTCTTAGCATGGCCATTATAAGTAACATCACCATATGTTTCTTCTACCGCTACATAAGCCGCATTATTATTTGTACAGAATGAACGTAGTGATACATTGTCAAACTTTTGATACAATTTAAAGTCATAACTGATGTCAATAAGTTTCTGAAAGTATTTTTGTGGTGCTTCAAAACGTACTCCAATTTGCACTGATTTAGGTTCTGTAGGTAATTTATATTCATTTGATAATGATTGAGCAAAATCAATACCTGATTTACCTACTGCGAATATTAATTCATCATATTCTACTGTTAAACCAGAAACTTTATCTAATGTTTGGTAAAATAAAGTACTATTATTAAAGTTAATCCAATCAACTTCAGCATTCCATCTAAAACTTACTCCTTTATCAACTAAATAATCATACCAACGTTTTCCTATTTCATGTAAATAATCTGTACCTATGTGATATACTGGGAATAAGCGGAGACCGAAATATGGTTTAATGAAGTCAGGTTCTTTTTCAGGATCAGATTTCATTATTTGAGACGGATCTGGATGGAATCTAGTCACCATTTGGATAACTTGATCCATCAATTCCATTGCTTTTTCTTCACCGCAATATTTTGATAATTGACCTCCGATTGCTGTGTGGTACGTAAGTTTACCATCACTCCAAAGACCACATCCCATGAAACCTGTCATTACTTCTTCCGGTTTACGAGTATAAGGATCATTACCTTTATCAATAACTGTAATGAATTCTCCAGGATATCCATTATCTACTAATTTAGTAATAGCACATATTCCTGAAACTCCCCCTCCAACTACTACAATTTTTTTATCCATTCTGGTGTATTGTTTAATTTGTTATAATTTAATTTTTTAATTCCAATTTTATCTTTAATATAAAAATTTCTATATGCTTCTAATGTATTTTCCATTTTATATTCATTCGGCATACACTGTGGTGGATCTACAAATCCATTGTCTGGTATATTAGGTGTATTCTCTAATAACCACAATAATACTTCTCTAGTTTTATGTTTTTTACTATATCGTTTTTCAAATTCATTACATATTTCTAAACCGTGTCTAACAACCCAGTTATAATGATGTATTGATTCTCTAACCCATTTTGTTGATGGGTGATTTGTATGTGCTTGTTTATATGGAGCCTCAGAACCATTAACCCAATGTGCTGTACAACACATTTGAGCACATTCAATTTGCATTTTCCTAATATGGTCATCAACTAAATCTTTAGCTGCCACAATTGGATCTTCGTTTATGTAAAAAATGTTCATACTATGAATATAACAAATTTTATCAAAAAGGCCAAACAAAGGTGGCCCCAATCTT